AATACTCCGCCGTGCTGGACGACAGGACGCGCGATTCCCATTCAGCAATGGAAGGCCGCATCTTCCTGGCCAATGACCCCATATGGCAGAAGTGGACGCCGCCCAATGGGTTTAACTGCCGCTGCATACTGGTTCCTATCACGAAGTACGAGGCCTTCGAGGTCTCAGACTATCCACCGGCGTCTGTCCAGCCGGACGAGGGGTTCAAATAACATGCCGCTACCGAACAAGGGTGAAGAGAAAAAAGACTACGTAGGTCGTTTCATGTCCGACGAGGAGATGAAGAAAAAGTACCCGGACCTGAAGCAGCGCTCTGCCTTGGCCAACGCGCACTGGGACAAGGCGAAGGAGCACTGCGAGAAGTACGGAGCGAGCATGGACGACGCGCTGCTGATGGCGGAGTTCGAGCCACCCGAGGCAGGAGATGCACCAGAAGGCGTCAAGAAAATACTCAAGTCCGTATATTCCTCGGTCCGTTCCAAGTGGGTGAAGGACAATCCAGACGACAAGGAGAGTAAAATCAACAAGGCCTCAGCCGCCAAGCAGGCCTGGGCCGCCGTGCGCAATGCAGGATGGAAGAAAGAGGGCGACAAGTGGGTGAACCACGAAGAAACCTTTGAGGCTTTTGGAGGTCCTGGCTCTGGAAATTTCGGTCATAGTGGTAGACCAGGTGAAGTGGGCGGGAGCTCTACTGCGGAAGATTCAGAAGGTAAGACTGTTAAGGTGGGCGATAAAATATCAATTAAGGGAAAGTATGATATCCTAAGGTTAAAGATACATCGGATATCGGACAAGCACATTCATGCGCACAATGTGGAAACGGGTTTTAAGTACACGATTAAAAAGTCTGACTTCAAAAAAGGTGAATCAGGTATAAACGTGATGGCTGAAGACAATCTAATTGAGCGGGCCGTAGGAGAAGTCGAGGCCGCGCGCGAGAACCTCAAGGCGCACTTGGCCGCTGGCAGGATGACGCAGGCGGAGGTTGACAAGGAGTGGAAGCACCACATCGAGGACCTTGCGGACACGATAAAGGCCTCGGGTGAAGACCCCAAGGAATACGAGGACATCATGGATTTTAATGAGATAGAAAAGTTTGGCGGACCTGGCAGTGGTAACTTTGGTCACTCAGGAAGACCTGGAGAAGTTGGGGGTAGCGGTGAAGGTGGTGGAGGTTCTGAAGAACTGCGGCTCCGTAATGACATAATGCACCCTCATAAAACAAGCTCTGGTGGTTTTGATTACAAAGCTATGGAGAAGAGTATTGCTTCGTTGAAAAGTGAAGGTTCCAAACTGGGTGATAAAACCAAAGATGTCGTGCTTAGGCACATGCGCGAAACACTATCCTATCATAAGGCCAACGCCAATGTTACGGACTTTCAAGCCCGAACATATATGAAACAAGTGGCAAGCGCACTTGGTAAGTCTGAGCATGGTTCGTCTTTGTATAAAGTGGGAGATGTCAATCGCTACTCAGAAAAAGAAGAATTCGCCGAACTAAACGGCGTGGAGATTTTCAAGGCCGGAACCTACTACGGGCGCGACTACTCGGAGAAAGACCTGGACGAACTGGTTACGAACACCAACAAGCTCATAGTGGACGGCAAGCACAGGGCACCGGCGAAGCTTGGACACGACGAGACCCAGAAGTACGCACAAGAGTCAGGCCTTCCTGCCCTGGGGTGGATAAAGAACCTTGTGCGGCGCGGCAATAGTGTTTTCGCCGATTTCAAAGACGTGCCCAATAAAGTGTACGACGCGATAAAGAACAAGCTCTATGACTCCGTGTCGGCTGAGATTTACCTCGAGCCTGCCTCGGAGCGAGAGTTTGGCATCAAGGGCAAGGTGCTGCGCGCCGTGGCGCTGCTTGGCGCAGACGTGCCGAAGGTGAAGGGAATGGCTCCGCTGAGCGCTTTCCTTTCAGAGCCGAAGGAAGAGGATGTGATGATTGTAAAGTTAGGTGATTGGAACGAGGAATTGCATCCACGTGAAACTAACGGTAAGTTTGGAAACGGTTTTGGACCTACACAAGCTTCCGCAAAAGATATGGCATACGTAGCGGCCAAATGGCTGAACGTACACAATGCTTCTGATGTCATTGCAAAAGTACGTTCGTTAGCTGCACGTCACGATACTCCAGAAGCCAGGAAATTGGTTGAACACTTAGACAGCTTGAAAGGTAAGTCTATTTCTGCAGAAGACATAGAGAGGATTAAAGAGCTTATTGTAAAAATGAACGAAGGAGGTATCGTGTACAAGTCTCACATTCACAATGGCCGCCAAGTCTTGGTGGCGTTTGCGGACCACAAGGAACCAGACGCCGACAACAAAGGTGGACCGTCAGACAACGACGCCGACAATCTGCATCCTATCGGCGCAATGGTCAAACACAAGGAGCACGGCAAGCTGGTCGTGGACCGGCACAATGACGACGGCTCCTACGACACTCACGAAGCTGATACGCCAGAGAAGACGCACACTGGCATACTTCACAAGGACATAGAGCTTATGTCCGAAAGAGAATTTCTCGGACTGACGGTCGTAGACAGTACGGGAAAAGGAGAGAACGAAAACATGCAAGAACTGGAAAAAGCAAACAAGACCATAGAAGCTCTCCAGAAGAAAATCCGAGAGGAGAAGGTCGCGGCGTTTTGCGAGAAGCACAAAGAAGTCATAACGCCTGCCCTCATCCCCGGACTTCAGGAGATAGCCACCGTCATGTCCGGAGTCACCAAATTTTCGGACAAGGAAGTCGACGGCCTGGGCGAACTGTTGAGCTTCACCGAAGCCTTGATAAAGGCGAAAGCGGTGGTGCTCGACGAGGTGACCAAGGACACCAACGATGAAGCGACCAAGACCGATGCCGACAAGAAGGTGGCTGCGGTTTGCGAGAAGCTGGCCGAAGAGCTGGAAGACACCACGGGCTTTGTAGGGAAAGAGGTGTCCTTCGAGCGCGCCGACATTGCGTTGGCCGCAGAAAAATACGCCGAGGAGCACAAGGTTGACTACCGTACTGCTCTGCTGGCAGTTAAAGGAGCGAAATAACCATGCCAGAATACGCTGGAGTTACGTTCGACAAGTGCAACACTAGCGATTACAGCGCGGTTGCCGGCGAGGACATGCGCCTCAAGCAATTCTACGCCGTAATACCTAGCGCCACAGGCCCGAAGACAGTCGTGTCCGCAGGAGCTGCGGCGGCCTGGGTGCTGGGCTTTTTGCAGAACAACCCCAATTCGGGCGAGGCTGCGAACATAGCAACCGTGCGCGGTTCCACGTGCAAAGCTATAGCCGGAGCGGCGATAGTCCTCACGGCTGGCACATGCGCGTTGGAAACTGACGCATACGGACGCTTGGTTACTAAATCTGCCGGTACTATAGTTGCGTACGCGCTTAAAGCTGCGGACGCCGCCGACGAGCAGATTGAAGTAGTCATAGCTTAAACAAGGAGAATAAAACGATATGGGTGCACCTACTTCTACCCCGTACCAGTCAGGACCGCTACGCAAGCAAGTTCACGTTGACGTAGCGCTTAGTAACTTCTCAGTGCGCTATCAGAACGCGCAAATGATAGCTGAGCAAGTGCTGCCGGTCATGCCCGTGAATAAAGATTCCAATCTCTACTTCACCTACGGCAACGAGCACTTCAAATCGTACGACGACGTCCGCAAGCCTGGCGCCAGAGCGAAGCGCGTCGAGTGGTCCGTTGACCACGACCAGAGCTATACCTGCATCGAGCACGCCCAGGAAATTGGCATACCCGATGAAGTCGTGGCCGACCAGGACGACCCGTTGAACGTAGAGCTGGACAGCGCTCAGACGCTGAACGACATACTTGCCCTCAAGTTGGAAATACTTACTGCGGCAATGATGTCGACTTCCGGCAACTACGCCAGCGGCAACTCTCAGGACCTGTCCGCTACCGGTCAGTGGAGCGACTACAAAGCTTCTGACCCGATAGCCGACGTCCAGGCCGCCATGTCCGTGGTCGAAAAGACCCTGGGCATGTCGCCGAACTCACTGCTGCTGTCGCTGCCCGTGTTCCGTGTGCTGCGCAACCACCCGAAAATAGTGGAACGCTGCAAATACACCGAGGACAGAGTAGTGACTCCTCAGCTCATGGCGAACGCCTTCGAGGTGCAGCGCATAGTGGTCGGCAAAGCCGTTCAGGACGCCAGCCTCGACCCTGCGACTCCCTCCAGGAGCTACGTTTGGGGTACCCAGGCCGCGCTGTTCCATTACGGCACGCCTGGCATCAAGACCGTCAGCTTCGGCCAGATATTCCGCAGGCAGGGATTCCGCATTGCGGACAGCTGGTACGAACAGGACAAGAATTCCAAGTTCATACGTGTCCGCGACAAATACGACATCAAGTCGATAGCGACCGGCGCGGGATTCCTGTTCACGAACGCCATCAAGACGAGCTAAGGAGAAAAGCGAACATGAAAACCATGATGAAATTCGCAGTGCTTCTGGCGGTCTTGGGCTTCTGCTCGATTCCGTCCAAGGCGGCGGTTGTTTCCGCCGCAGCGGCGACTTCGACGGCGACTCTGGTGGCGGCAACGTCTGGCCAGAGCCTGTACGTAGAGTCGTGCGTTGTTTCGGCCAGCACGAACAGCGCGGTGCAGTTTATCCTCTTGGCGAACGACACCGAGAGCGACTACCTGCCCAGGCTGAGCGCGGCGCAGAGCACCTCAGTGCTTATTGACTTCAGGGACTACTTTGGGGAGCGCTTATACGTTCCCTCTGGTTATGCTTTGAAAGTTAAAGCGCTTGGTGCCGACGCGAACGCGAAGATAACGTGCTCGGTCAAGCTGGAAAAGAAGTTTCAGTAGCATAGGATAGGTAAATGAGTCAACCTTACTGCACTGCCAGTGAAGTGAAAAACAAGGCTGTTGAGGCTGCGGTTCAACAGGCCGGATGGTCCGACACGGAAGTGGGATATCGTATATTGGAGTCCGACACCATAATCGACAGCGCGCTTGCTGGGTTAGGTTACGGGCTTCCCTTCACGACGAATCCACCTCTGGTGAAAATACTGTCCATAATTCACTCACGGTATTGCGTGCTGCGCGACGCTTACAAGAACGCCGCACCGTCACTGGCAGGTGCAGAAGGTTTCAAGTCTTACCAGGAGCAGTTTGACGGACTTCTGGAGAAGTTGACTAAGGGAGAGCTTAGATTGCTTGACAATAATGGAAGCGAGATAGGAAAAGTTTCAAACAGGGTGCTCAATGCGGCGGAACCGGTTGGGCGAGTGCTGCCTATCGTGGAACCTGCGCGGTTAGGATTGGCGCTAGACCCTGAATACAACACGCCGGAGGTGTCCGGCGCAACTGACTTTAACGGAGGCTCAAATGCGAGCACTAACGGTTTTGGTCCTTCTGACGATTAGTCCTCTCGTGGCGCACGCGCAAGAAGACACGTCAGTATCCACCGGCACGTACTGCGGCGGAATAGCTATATCCACCTCCACGGCTGTTCGGGTAGACAATTACATGACCGGAGGAGGCAGAGCAGTTATAGACAACCGCAAAGAGATATTGCTTTGCGTATACTCAGACACTGTGGCCACAGTTTATTGCGGTTATGACAGTTCCGTTTCCATTGACCCTACTGACGCGCATGGTGGAAGAGAAATTGGAAGCGGACAGTGCGTGAACATGGAGTTGACAAGCAAGCTTGCGTACTATTGCAAGGCTGCGGCGGCTGCTCCCATTTATGCGCACATAGAACAAGTGGCGTTGAGAGTTCAGCCTGTGTACAGGTAAGGAGATGAAAATGAAAAAGCTATTGCTGTTTGCAGTAACGGCTCTGACCGCCTCATTGGCTAGCGCCGGTTCTCTTGGCGGTGGGTGCGGAGGTAGCACTGTAATATTTCTATCCACGCCTACAGGGCATTTTGTTGGGGTGGGCACTGACCTGACCGACCTCACTCCAGAAAACTTCATATTGGGCACACTGTCAGAGAATGTGTCCGTGCCTTCTTCCACGATAGTGGGTATGCTGGGTGACGACAAAGTTGCCATCAGCACGGCAGGAGTTGTTGATGGAAAGTTCGGTGACGACAAAGTTGATGTCTCCACGGGAGCGGTCAGCGCTGGATTCTTTGGTGACGATAGGGTAGCTGTCAGTACAGGAGCTATAGTAGACGGTAAGTTTGGAGACGACAAAATAGACGTGTCAACTGGTGCTGTAAGTGCAGGCACTTTCGGTGATGATAAAGTTGCCATTTCAACAGGAGCCGTAGTAGATGGTGTTTTTGAAGACGACAAAGTATCTATCTCTACAGGTGCCGTTTCAGTTGGTACCTTTGGAGATGATAAGGTAGCTGTAAGTACTGCCGCTGTTGTGGATGGAATATTCGGTGATGACAAGGTATCTATATCTACTGGTGCAGTATCGGCAGGTACTTTTGGAGACGACAAAATTGCTATCAGTACTGCAGCCGTTACGGACGGTAAATTCGGCGACGATCGTGTAGAAGCCAGTACTAATTCCGTGGTTGGAAGTTGGCAATGGGATAGAATGGAAGCGCTTCCTTCTGACACAAAGGCTAACTGGGACTTGGCCACACCGGCTGCTCCCTTCGTAATCATGGGTTGGTGCTCTGACTGCGCCAAGCCAGGCGTGGTTGTTAGTAGCGGAGCGATTGCCGGAGACTACGGCACACTGGAGCTTAACGTTCCCTAAAGGAGAAATGCTGTGGCTGGGGTTCAGATATCTATAACCACGGAAGGACTGAAAGAGCTTAACGAAAAGCTTTCAGGAATCCAAGGCTACATTAACAATAATGTGGTCCCGTTCAAGCAGGCGTCAGCGATTATCACTTCAAGTGTCCAGCGCAATTTCACCGACGCAGGCTCTCGACCCCAGCCATGGCCGGACCTAAGTCCGTTTACCATATTTGTCAGGATGCACAGGCGTTCCAGAAAGAATGTCAATCCCCAACCCCTTCTGGACTCTGGTCACCTTCGCAATTCAATGGTTCCATTTTTCAAGTCAGACGAGAAGGAAGGCGAGGCCGGAACAAGCACGGCATTACGCTATGCCAAAACGCTAAATGA